TCAAATCCAGGTCCGATCGTGTCGTCAGCGGGAAATTCAGTCTCGATGAATATCCAAGGTCCTCGCTTCTGGGAGGAATTCGTCGAGCTGCGTCCCACGGTGGCATGGTCCGAAGAGAGCACCGGCGGGGGCGGCGCGTGGAGCCCGCTCGGGTATGCCAAGATCGCCGACGACCACTTCGTCGAAGCGGCAGCGCCGACGGCGACGCTCAAGCTCACCAAGTTCGGGCAGTCCGTACCCGTTACCGCCACTGTCACTGGTATCGAAGTGAAGGTCCATCGCCGGGCGTCAGGCTCAGTGTCAGATTCCACTGTTCAGCTGTACAAGACGGGAACGCTAGTCGGATCCAACCTGGCAGGCGGTGGCTGGAGTGGCAGCGATGAGATCGTGACGTACGGCGGTGAGACCAACATGTGGGGCACGTCATGGTCGCCCCAGGAGGTCAACGCACTCGATTTCGGTGTCGGAATCGCCGCCTCCGGTTCGGGCACTGCGATGGTGGATCGCGTGAGCGTGAAGGTCTACTACAACGATCCGGGTGGACCGCCGAACATCAATCGTGGTGGCATTCTGGCACCGGACGGGCTCTACAACTTCTACGGCGATACCGTCGTCGTCGAGTACGACTACTCCGGCACGGCGACGCCCGGTGTTGAGTGGCCGACGAGTGGTTGGGAGCCTGGCGGATTCTCTGGTGGCTCTGCGACGCATAGATTCGGCTCGGTGTACCCGTTGTGGTTGTGGCAGGCGCGCGGCGACTTGACGCCCTACTTCATTCTCGCGGGAACTGGCTCGGGCACCGCCAGCAACATGCGCATCGTTCGTAACCCGCTGATCTACCCGCGCTACTCCTGGAGCAACGACGACGGTGCGACGTGGACGTGGATCTATCCGGGCGAAACGGACTCGGTGGATCACGTGACGGGCAACCTCACTGCATCAGCAGCGGATGCGATCTTCCTGGACAACACCGGAGCGCTCGATCGCTACCAGGCGAGTCCAGGTGGATGGTCCTCCGGGTTGGATGAAGATCGCCCGACGGGAAGCCCCGCGTATCGGTACCCGTATCACTACCTCGCTTACGGAAATGACGGAACGGATGAGGACACCGTGTACGGAGTCAACGTGTGGGCAAAATGGCGTCCATTCAACGGCGAACCGAGTGTTTCGTCCGGTTGGCGTCGGGGTGCTTTCCGCGCCTATGTCGCGTCGCCCAACGGTGATGTGCGACTTGCAGGCAAATTCGACTTCGACAGTGGTGCTGCGCCATTTGTTGCAGCGCCTTCTGCCAGCAACCCCCTGTTCCATCGCTCGGTACTGGCACGCTCGCCAGATGGAGATGGGTGGTCGCAGCAAAAGCTGGAGGATCTGGAACTGAGGGTCGGATTCACTGACCGTGTGGGTAGCAACGCCTTCGCGATCTTCTTCGGTCCCGATAAGGGTGCTGCTGTGTACGGGTTGGCGTACGAGTTGCTAGTTCCTGCTGTAGCTGATCCGCCACCACAGCCGTGCCTCCAGCTGATCGACCTCTCCATGGCGCGGATGCAGCTCGGCGAGGGCAGCGCTGTGGCGACAGGCGATCCACAGGGCATCGACCTTTCGGACGCCAAGTTCGTATTGGGCAGCGATGTGCCTCCATCAGGTCCAACAGGCATCGACCTGTCGAACGTCGTCGTCGCTCCGGGGAATGCGCCCGATGATTAGCTTGCCGTCCCGATGCGAGTGGAATAGAGTGCTCCGAATGCCCGACGAATCCCCTGCGGAAATCGAGGAGTCTTTGCCGCCGAAGCGCGGTTGGAAGCCTGGCAATACTCATTCTGCGCGCACGCGCGCGAAGATCTCACACACGCGCGCGGAGCAGGAGCGTAAGAAGCGAGAAGCGAAGAAGAACCAGCTTCCTACCACCTGGCCGACACTCTCTGACAAAATGCGCGACGCAATCGTGGAGCGCGATGGGTTGTTCTGTCGGTCGTGTGGTGACGCCGGACCCAAGCTGATGGTGACGAGCTTCATTGAAGGCTTGGATGATCTCAACGCACTGGAGCGACAGCCGGAGTTGCACGCGGTGATGTGCAGCTTTTGCAGAGACGTCGCCAAGCAGATGCAGGCACGGGATATCGGTGCCATGCTGAGGACAAGATGGTAATCCACGAAAGGAGGACGCCAGACGGACCCTAACGCCGTACCGCGCCGTACCACCCACAACATCTAGTCAAGGGCGGCGCGCCATTCGACGTAGGAGGCGAGAGTGAGATTATGGTTCATAGTGGCTATGGTGGCCGCGACGCTGTTGGTAGGCGTCGGCGCTTCGTACGGTGACGACAACGCACCAGGCGAAGTGAAGAAGGGTAAGACCCACAAGCAAGCAAGGGTTCGGGAATCTTGTCCAGCAGCGCACGTCGGGCTGTTGTTCTACCGCACCCGCTACGCAAGACACATGATGTCGATGGGCAAGCAGATCGACGTCGAGTTCGAGACACCGCGATCGTGTGCCAGAGCACGGTTCCTGGCGAAGCGGTGGATCACGCGAGCATATGAGGCCCGGATGCTCGCAATCAAGTGGAAGTACCTGCTCCGTGACTTCGCAGTGACGCCCGGCAACGACGCTTGGCGGAAAGCTGTCGCGGAAGTTCAGAAGGTCTACCCCGGCACCGATTCCTGGCTGCTCTCATGCAGCGATTCGGAGGGAGGCTGGGGAAGGTGGGTTGGATACGGAGGCGTCTCCTACAGTCCGAGCTACACGGGCGTAGGCGGGTGGCTCCAGTTCTTGCCCGGCACTTTCTGGCGGATGTTCGATGCCGCCAACGAAGACCTCGCCGGGCGTCGCTTCAACGTTCCAGCGTCAGCAGCGTCATGGACCTCAGCATTAGGTCAGGCACTTGCTGGAGCGTGGGGCGTAACGCACGGCAGGAAAGGCGAGTGGTCCGGCTACGGGTGTAGGTAGCCGGAAGGGAAAGAGGTTAGAGTGCCGGGAGGGGTAATCCTGCCCCTCCCGGAGACAGAAAGGGAGCCCTAGAGTGGGACTATTCGGAAAGGTGGATCCGACCACGGCACGCTTCGATGAGCTGATGGAACAGCTCGCGTCGCTCAAGAAGGACGTTGCCGAGGTCAAGGGGGAGCGGCAGGCATCCAAAATCCTGCGGGACATGGACGGCGAGTACACCCGCGTCAAGCAAGAGCTGACGGACCTGCAGATCACGTTCGACAAGGAAAAGGAGCGTCACGAGCGCGAGAAGCGTGAGACGGAGCACTTCGTCGGACTCGAGCGCAAGCGCTCCGAATTCGAGGCCAAGAAGGCGGCTAGCGAGGCGACGCTGGCGGTGCGGGAGGAGAATCTCAAGGCAGATCGCGAGCGCTTCGAGGGACAGCTGAAGTTCCACGAAGATCGCTTCACCCAGGAGGTTGGCTACCTCAAGGAGATGGTCGAGCAGATGCTGGAGCGCCTGCCGAAGGTTGAGCTGCGCTCAAACAGCACGCAGGCAACGACAAAGAATGGAGACGACGACAAGGAGTAACGCATGCCGCGCGGATTCACAAGGAAGTCCTTGGACTGGGCGCAGAAACTACAAGACATGGAGGACTACAACAAGAAAATGGCTGCGATTTACAACGACCCCGGGTACGGATACTCCGCATGGGGAGCAACTTCCGCGACCGCGTACGTCACACCGACGATCAGCTTCAACGTCGATCAGGTGGCAGGAACGGTTGACACCCTCCACGTAGGAAATTGGGATCCGAATAGCTACCAGTACGTCGTGAAAGAGGAGCCCAAGAAGGGACCGGAAACACCGATGGAGTGGCTGCACCGACGCTGCGATGAGATGATCGCGGTCGCGCACGCCCCCGCGTACTGATGAAGAAGCTGCGGGAGCGCCTGTCTAAGAAGCAGGCGCTCCGGCGCAGCGACAGGATCGCTCGCCGTAAACGACAACGAGAAGAACCCAAGGTGGTGGAGAAGAAGTGATCGCTGACATAACCATTCCCGACTTCTGGCTCGGCGTGATTGTTGGCGCACTTGCCGCGACCATATTTCTGCTGACGCTCGCCTACCGCAACCGTCCGTGACGGACGTTGTCGTCAAGCGAGCGCGCACGTCGCTCGCACTCCACTTCCCCTACGACCCGGCACTCCTGGATATCGTCCGGGAGCTGCCGGGTGCTGAATTCGATCGCCGCAGCAAAGCCTGGCGCATTCCGTACGACGAGTACGCGCTCTCAGAACTGATCGAGCGTATGCCAACCGCCCGGATCGACCAGGATGTTCTGGATTGGGCTGACGATGCGCTCTTACGTCGCGACCGCGTAATCGACGCCAAGCAAAGCAACGACGCAGTGTTGCAGTACGAGTTCGCCGACAAGCTGCGCAAGTACCAGCGGGTAGCTGTCGACTTCCTGGCAAAAGCAGGCGGCGGATTGCTCGCCGACGAGATGGGGCTCGGCAAGACCGTCGAGATGATCGCTGCCCTGCGCGAGATGGAGATCCGCGAAGGACTGCTGCTGCCTCACTACCTGATCGTATGCCCGAACTCAATGCGCAACGTGTGGGAACGGGAGATCAGAGCCTGGTACCCATTCGATATGCCGATCCACCACGTGAAGGGTGAAGTCGGTGACACTCCGGACTATGGATTCTGGATCGTGAATTGGGAGCGCACCCACAGACGTGCATCGCTTGGTGAGTACGAGTGGGACGCGATCGTGTGTGACGAGAGCCACCGTATGAAGGGGCGAGACACCAAGCAGTCCAAGGCAGTGCGCTCATTCCAAGCGAAGAAACGCTTCTTGCTGAGTGGCACTCCGATCAAGAACGAGGTAACCGATCTCTGGCCGCAGCTGCAGTTTCTGGAGCCTGGCAAGTGGACTTCATACTGGAAATTCTTCGACCGCTACGTCGCTTGGAAGGAAGGATTCTTCGGGAAAGAAATCACGGGCGCGCGCAACGAAGAAGAATTGCGTCAGCGCATGTCCGCGACCATCCTGGGACGCACCATCGACGACGTGGACTTGCAGCTGCCACCGTTGGTGCGTCGCCGGATCACAGTAGACCTCGGAAAAGCGCAGCGTCGAGCTTACGATCAGATGCGCGACGAGTTCGTGGCAGAAATGTCCGCTGGTGACGATGATGTGATCGCTGCCAACTGGCTCACCCAGATTCTGCGCCTCAAGCAGATCGCGGGCTCTCTCGGAATCTTCGACTCACTAGTGGACGACAGTGCGAAGATCGACGCACTGCTGGAGCTGATGGACGAAGCCTCCAACACCGAGAAGTGGGTAGTGATGACCCAATTCCGCACCATGGCGCTGCAGGTAGCGAAGCGCCTGGAGGCTGAGGGCATTCCCTACTGCATGATGACCGGGCAAGAGTGCCACGCCTGGATGCCCGGTCCCGGCGGCACGCATCAGGCGGCGAATCGCGAGGAGCTGATCGGATGGTTCCAGCGCAGCGACAAGCCGAGGGTATTCCTTGCCACGATCCAGACGGGTGGAGAGGGCATCACGCTCACGGCGGCGCGACGCTTCGCCTTCATGGACTTGATGTGGACACCCGCCGACAACGAGCAGGCGCTCAAGCGCATCCACAGGTACGGGCAGGATCAGACGTGCTTCGTGTACGAGATCCTCGCCCGTGCGACCATCGACTTCTCGGCGATCCTGCCGACGCTTCGGCGCAAGCAGGACGTGATCAACGCCGTGATGAATCCAAAGGAGAACGGTGCCGTACAAGGACCCTGAGAAGAAGCTCAAGGCAATGAAGCGGTGGCGCGGCGAGGTCATGCCTCGTGGCTACGGAAAGTGGCTCTACGCACGGCGAAAGCTGCGCTTCGACGACGCTGAGCGGTTCAAGGACGCTCTGCTGCAGATCATGGAAGCGCCGAACGTCGCTACCGCTCGCGGCATCGCTTTCGATGCGATCGAAGCGTCCCGACAGGCAGAAGAAGCGCTCGGGCATTGGGTTGCAGACGATCAGAGGGGGTGAGATAATGCTGTCGTGCCCCCAGGAGGGGGAGTGACGGCCAACGAGTGAGGAGCGGGGGATGACGGTAAAGAACGAGGAGCTATCCGCCAAGATAGACGGCGAGCTTCGCATGTACGTCACGCTCCGAGTGCGCGCCGAGGAGAAAGAGGACGCGGCAAAGCGTGCTCGTAAAGAAGCTGACGAGCAGCGCGATCGTCTCTGGGACATCATGGAGGCGGCAGGCGTCAAGACGATCAGCGGCGAGTTGGGGCGCATGACGCGCACCGTCTCGCAGCGGGCATACGTCACCGACGACGAGACGCTTGCCCACTACCTCAGCGACGAGGGAATTCTGGACGCGATGACAGTACAGAAGTGGCGTCAGGCGAACCTGAATGCCCTGGTCGGCGAGTTGATCGAAGCTGGGCAGGAAATCCCGGATGGACTCGACGCCGTAGCGGTAAAGGGCATCCGGTGGACGCGAAACAAGTGACGCGCCCATACAACAGCACCGTCAAGCGGTGGTTTCTGTGCGAGTGCGCACGCGCATCGTGTCGGGAGCAGTTCTTCATGCGGGTACGCGAGTACGAGCAGGGTTATCTGGGAGATGTCCGATTCGTCGTACCCGAACACAAGCCAACAGGCGCGAAGGTCCTCGCACGCTGGGACGGCGTCGTGATGATCGAAAGGAGTTGAGGTGGCAGAAGGGAAGGAAGTCGACAAAGTGAAGGGCAACGAGGTTGCCATTCCAGAGGACATGCTCGCGGAGATGGAGGCAGCCTCGAGGGGAATCCGCGACAAGCTCGACCTCGGCAAGGACGTGCGGTTGCCGCAGCTTCGCCTGGTGCAGGCAACCACACAGGACATCGAGGCGCAGGCCGGCAAGATCTTCGACACCTTCGGCGGCGCGGCGCACGATGAAGTGAGCATCGTCCCGGTGTCGATGTTCAAGACGAGGGCGTACTTCGGCACGGGCACGATCGGTGACCCGCCGGTGTGCACCTCGCCGGACGCCGTTACCGGATACGGCACGCCGGGTGGCGACTGTACTCGCTGCCCGCATGCGGACTGGCAACAGGGTGGACGGTGTCAGCTGCGCTACAACTACATGGTCGTGCTTCTGGGCGACGACGTGGACCCGGAGAACGAGCTTCCGCGTGGCGTGATGATGCACGGCACGAGCGCGAAGATCGCCAGCCGGCTCAACACGCTGCTGCTCGGCAGCAAGTTCGTGTGGAGCAGCGTGCTCACGCTGAGCAGCACCACAGAGAAAAACGATCGGGGTCAGTACAAGGTGTGGGCAGTGAAGAAGGCGCGTGAGGCTACTCCAGAGGAGCAGATCCTTGCCTTCCGTTGGAATCAGACGCTTGCCAAGGCAGAGTCGGTGAGTGTTGCCGACGATCCGGCAGCTACTCCCGCACCTGACGCACCGAAGCCCCCCGAGGACGACATTCCCTTCTAGGCTCGGGCGCGCTTTATCTCCCACTCGTAGCGCGCTCGACGGGCGGCGGTCACCCCATAGGCCGCCGCCCATTTCTACTTCCAGGTCCCACTACCAAGAGCTTTAGCTCTTTTCTTCTTCTTGTTCTGTTTTAGACCATAGGAGAGAATTTCTTTGGTAGAAGTTCGGGGACCACCACGAAAGTACACACAGCGCAGGCATGGGTAGTGCGGTGACACAGTGCGAATCCGTGAACGGTGGCTTGCAACCATACTCTGACGCGCGTGTAACTTTCGAGCCTAAAATCCCTGCAAAATGGCTCGGGGGGTGTGTTAGGGTGCCTTCAGATGAGGCGCCGGCTCCCTGTTTCCAGCGAACTGCCATTTTTTCCTTACTCGATATCCAGTAAGGAAATCCGTGGGTCGTAGCGCAATCAGGGCAGATTTGAGGCGTAGAAGCGAAAGTTTCTCGCTCGGACCCCGTGAGATGGCGCTGATTACCTGGTATATGCGCGAGCACAGCGTCGCGCGGTCGGAGGCAGTGCGTGCGATCTTCGCCGCCTTCGAGATGACTCTCGATCCGAACGCGAGGCGCAATCTCTCGACGCTGCGGGTGCAGCTGGCGAGCGCCGCTCGGGAGGAGCAGAAACTGGATAACGGTGGCGAGCCGGTTGAGCTACGGTGCCCATCGTGCGGGGACAAGGATCTGTACGTGCCGTTGAGGGACGGGCGTTGGCGTTGCGACATGTGTATGGCTAGCGGGTGACCATCCGCGAGGCATACGAGAAGCTCCTAGATCGCGAGCTTCCAGACGCCACTGGCGGCAACCCCAATGTCAGCACCGTCTGCTTTTGCCACGACGACCAGCACAACAGCTGTTCGATCAACGTGGAGAATGGCGGATGGTTCTGTCATGCCACGGGCAACAAAGGCTACCTCGCTCAGGCGATCATGGAAGTCCGGGGCGTCGATCAGGCAGCAGCACGCGCACTCGTCAAGGAGTGGAAGGTCGAGGAGGGCACGTACACACCAAAGGAGCAGAAAGAACAGCCGCCGATTGACGCTCGGGTACGCGATACCTACATCAGGAACCTGAATGCCGACACGGTGCGCCGCGAGCAGGCGCAGAAGAAGTTCGGCTGGAACCCTGACACCGTAAAGCGCTTCGGCATCGGGTGGAGCCCAGAAACGGGGCGCTTCACGCTTCCGATCGAGGATGAGGCAGGGCAGATCCGCAACATCAGAATGTACGACCCAGACTCCAAGGGCGTGAACAAGATGATCTCCTGGAAGTCGGGGTACGGATCTCCGGCACGCCTCTACCCGATAGACCAGCTCAAGAAGAAAACGATCGTCATCTGCGAGGGCGAGAAGGATTGTGTGCTGATGAATCAGTACATCGACCGCTTCGGACCTGACGATTGGGGCGCAGTGACGGGCACGGGCGGTGCAGGCACGTGGCGTGACGCCTGGAATGAGAAGTTCCAAGGCAAGGACGTCATCATCATCTACGACCGCGATCAAGCAGGCGTCGCCAACGCTCAAGCTGTCGCGTCAAAGCTCGTGACCCATGCGCTCAGCGTGAAGGTGATCACGCTGGACATCACTGAGCCTGCCGACGCAGACATCACCAACTACTTCCAGGACAGTGGGAAGGGTTGGGACGACATGGCGTTGCTGATCGAGGAGACAGATCAGTTCACCGATACGACGCAGCGCCAGAAGGTGCCGCGCAAGGTGGACGACACGGTGTACGAGCCGCATCTGAGTGAAGCGAGCGAGGATCGCTACGCCCACAAGCGACTCAAGCTGCGCGTCATGGTGGCAGGTAAGGAGCTGGCTCCTTTTATGGTGCCTAGGGACGTCTCCTACGTATGCGGCATGGACTACGGCAAAGGGTGTATGTCGTGTTCAGTGCGCACGCGGCAGGGATTGCTGGAGCACACCTTCCAGCCTGACGATCCGGTGATCGTGGAGATGACGCGCATCTCCAAGGAGGGGCTCGACCACTTCATGCGCAAGCATCTGCACGTGAATGGGAAATGCCCGAGGGTCACCACGACGGTGGAGAATCATCAGAACGTCGAAGAGGTGACGCTGGTTCCCGAGCTGGAGTTCTCAGACATCTCCAAGGAGTACGTGTCACGTGTGGGGTACGTCAGCGAGCACGGCGTGCAGGCGAATAGGAGCTACGTCATGCACGGAACGACGGTGCCGCATCCTCGCAGCCAGCACACGGTGCATTTCATCCATCGTGTCGAGCCGGCGCAGGACAACATCGACGATTTCCAGATGGACGACAAGAAGAAGAAGGCGCTGGAGATCTTCCAGCCAGGCACAGGGCAGAGCGTCGCCGACAAGTTCGACGAGATCTCGCATGACCTGGTGAACAACGTGACGAAGATTTACGGGCGCGAGGATCTGATCAAAGCGATCGACCTCTGTTACCACAGCGTGCTCAGCTTCAACTTCCAGGACAAGCCGGTGGAGAAGGCGTGGGGGGACATCCTGGTGATCGGGGACACCCGCACCGGCAAGACGGAGACGATCCACAGCTTGATCTACCACTACAAGCTCGGCGAGATGAGCGTGGGAGAGAACACCTCCTTCGCCGGGTTGGTAGGCGGACTCAAGCAGGGCAGCAACCGTCAGTGGAGCATCACGTGGGGACGCATTCCGCTCAACAACAGACGTCTGCTCGTGATCGACGAGACGAGCGGATTAGCGCTAGAGACGATCCAGAATATGAGCGGCATCCGCTCCAACGGTGTGGCAGAGATGGTGAAGATCGAGACGCAACGCACGGCAGCCCGCACACGCCTGGTGTGGCTCAGCAACCCGCGCGCCGACAAATCCATGGCGCAGTACGGGTACGGAGTGGAAGCCGTCAAAGAGCTGATCGGACGCCCAGAGGACATCGCTCGCTTCGATTTCGTGGTGACGAGCGCCACCAACGAGGTTCCGATCAACGTCATCAACATGCAGCACCACGTGACCGTGCCGCACGTGTTCACGTCGGATCTCTGCCGCACGCTGGTGCTGTGGGCGTGGAGCAGGAAGCCGGAGAACGTGATCTTCTCTGACGCTGCAACGAAACGTGTGCTGGAGCTTGCAACAGAACAGAGTGCGAGGTACGTGTCCGATGGCGGCATTCCTCTCGTAGAGGGTGGCAACCACAGGATCAAGCTCGCCAAGCTGGCGGTGGCCGCGGCGGCTCGAACGTTCTCGACCGACGACGGGGTACGTGTACTCGTCGAAGATCAGCACGCCGAGTTCGCCGCAAAATTCCTCGATGCCTGCTACGACAAGCGCTCCCTGGACTACTCCGGGTGGAGCGCCGTGCGCATCGCAGCGAGACGGCTCGATGACAAGACGAAGAAGAAGGTCATCGAGTGGATTGCGAAGTATCCCGACTATGCCGAGCTATGGATGACAAAGGATGAGCTACGCATCGACGACTTCAAAACGCAGTTCGATATGGAGACGAAGGATGCGCGGCAGAAGATCATCGTCCCGCTCACGAAACAGAAGATGATCGACAAGGGCAGGCACTCGGCGTACGTCAAGACGCCTGCATTCATTCAGATCCTCAAGGACGAGATCGGTGATCGTCTACTCAACCCGCCGCCTGCTGGTAGCAACGGCGCCGGCCCGGGACAGGTGGATGATGACGACGACGATGACGACGACGACGACGGGATTCCGTTTTGATCGACGAGCTTCCCCGCATCACCAAGAAAGAACTCACGCGCGTCGGGATCACGCTCGTCTTTGAGGACAACATCAAGGAGTGGATGTACCGAGGCTGGCGTGAGATGGAGATGTATCTCTGGGGCAACGAGCAGCTGCGGTCGTGGTTAGATCAGAACGACGACAAGATCAATCGAACCTTTGAAGAGGACGGAGCATGATCGCCGAGCTTCCGGTGCGCTTCCAGTGGGGCAAAAACTTCTTCCCAGAAGTGAGCATGCGTGACGGTCAGCGTTTCACCTTCGAGACTGATGGACCGCAGGGGTACCCGCTGATCGAGATCGACCTGGATCAGGGCGTGCTCATCATCCGCCCCCGCTGTCTGATGATCAACGCAACCCCCGACGCGCTGCGACGGTACGCAGACATATTGGAGGCTAAATGACGGAGCAGCCGAGCATGGCGCACCTAGAAGTGACGCATCCGGGACCTGAATTCGATGTTCTGCAACAGCAGGCGCTCTTGCAGGCCCGCATCTACAAGTCGATGGAGCGCCCCTTCCAACCGATCTCACGCACCGAAGCTGAGTTCCTGGAGTGCTTCCGCTTCAACGTCGAAGCTGATGGCAACGAGAACGCAGAGATCCTGGACCGCCTCCCGTGGAAGGAATGGAAGGCGGATCACAGACAACGTGTTGCGGACGGCACGCCGTTGACGGAGGATGATCGCCTGGAGATCAAGTACGAGCTGGTAGACAAGCTGCACTTCCTCCTGAACATGATGATCCGTGCCGGGTTCACTTCGTGGCACGAAGTAGAGTCCTTCTACTACGCAAAGAACAAGGAGAATTTCTCCCGACAGGATGGAGGCTACTAATGGAATTCAGCAACGAGCAACTAGCGCAGATCGACTCGATTGCACGCACCGTTGCGCGTGAGGAGATCGCATCGCTCTCTGGACTGGTACTGCGCCGCGTCCAAGAGGTGCACCTCACCCGGCTCGATGAGCACAACGTCGCGGAAGCAGCAATTCACGCCGAGCTGGCTAGGATCTTCGGCGAGGCACTGCAGCAGTTCACAACCGAGGAGGCGTGATGTACATCAGCACCGGACTCATCATTCTGATCATCATCATCGTTCTGATCGTTATCTTCGCCCGTCGTCGATGAGCGCTTACCGCAAGAAGCCGGTGGTCATCGAGGCGGTGCAGATCCGGGGCGACAATGACGACGAGTTGCTCGCGTTTCTCAACGAGCACGTGGTTCCCTTCGAGATGGTCGACGATCACGCTCTTGTCATTCACACCTTGGAAGGGGACATGCGAGCTGATCCAAAGGACTGGATCATCCGAGGCGTCAAGGGCGAGTTCTATCCTTGCAAGCCGGACATTTTCGAGCAGACGTACGAGGCAGTGACGTGACAGACCTGCGCATGGCGGCCATCATTCCGCTCGGTGGCGGGATGACAATCGGGCTGGAGCGCGCCGGGTGGGACGGAGGCGACACGATCCTTGAGCTGAGCGAGCCATGGACTGCCAACCTCCGTCTCAACCGCCCTGAGTACACCGAGTACCTGACCTCACTCGACAAGTGGGAGCAGTGGGCAGAGGAACAGCGCGAAGATCCACCCCAGCTCGTCTATGGATCACCGCCATGCCAGGGAGTGACGGGAGCGAGCACCACGAGCAGCGCTGACAACCCGAAGAATCAGTGGTTCATCAGGGCAACCGAGACTGCCGTCAAGGCGCAGCCCAACTTCATTCTCTGGGAGAACATCCCGAGGATGCTCACGGTAGGGCGTCCCATCTGGATCGAGGCGGAGGAAGTAGCCCGCAAGAATGGGTACACGATGACCGTGCACCATCACGATGCTTCCGAGCACGGGGCGTGCCAGCGTCGCAAGCGCTTGATGTTCGTGATGGAGAAGAAGGGGCAGGAGATCCCATGGCCGACGCTCTCTCCGAAGTACGCGCCGACGTGCATGGAGACGATCGGTGATCTGGAGGATCAGGAGCCAACCGAAAAGCCGTTCGAAGATCCGATGTTCTACGAGCAGCCTGCTCAGAATGAATGGCAGGAAGCGCTTCGCAACGAAGCCGGGTACACGTGGGACCACGACATTCAGCTCCTGCCTGACCGCTTCGAGCACGTACAGCCCGGGTACGCCTGGTGGGATTCGATGCCCCGCGAAATGATGACCGACAAGGAGCGCGATCGGATCGACGGAGACCGCCTCTTCAACGCCTTCGAGATGCATCGACTCCATCCCGATCGTGTGGCTCGCACGATCACGGGCACCAGGAATCGGATGCATCCGACGCGCAACCGTGTCCTCTCGGTGCGCGAGAGCAGCAGGCTTATGGCATTCCCCGACGACTGGAAGTGGGCAGTGCCGGGCAACATTCAACAGTTCGCTGCGGGCGTCTGCCCACCCGTGGCTGAGTGGTACGGGCAGGTGATTCAGCACGCTCTCGCAGGAGGTGCCCCGCTCGTTCCAGAGGGGAGGATCTTCTAGTGGCGACGGGGGGACCGACGTATGCGACGGGACCGACGTATGCGGGGGCGGGTCTCGGTCCGGGAGTCGTGGTGCGCAGCATCAACACGCAGCGCGATTCAATGTCGAACTCGACCATCGTGAATGTAGAGATGTACGTCGACCCAACTTACGTGGATCTCAACACGCTCATGGCTCGTCTGTCGGATGCGATCAAGCACTCAACCGCAGGCATGAGCGTAATGACCATGGCATCTACAGGTACCGCATCGCCATGGCAGAGTCAAGTGCTCCTTCAGCCGGAAGAAGAAACAACCGAACACGACCCAGAGGTCGTACAAGAGGAGGTTACCCTGGTGTCCCTGAAAGAATTGATCGAGGAGCGCCTTGACGGCATCGACTCGGCGATCCGCCTGGCGGTGGGAGAGTGAGCGCTGTACTGGTCGAGATCAACGCCGGACATGCAGCCCCTCCCGGCAGCACATTGGTATGGCACAACGGCAAGCAGTACGCCGTGATGGAGGGCGTGCAAACGGGAAGCACCTTCATCCCTAGCACGTACACCGGTTCATACACCGGACCGACGGTTGATCTGACACCACTTCAGCTCTCAATCTCTAGCCTTACGAATCTGGCTGCGCAGCTGGATAACAGACTGCAACAGCAGGAAAGAACGCTCGGAATCATGCAAGAGTGGATAGAAGAGTTGCCGAACCGACTCGCACAGTGGACTGAGGAAGTCAACCGAGTCGTGAATGCACGCTTCGACGAGATCGACCAAGCACTGCGATTGCTGCTCGATGAGTAAGAAGCTCAACCTAGGCTGCGGCGAGTTTCCCCTGGAGGGATACACGAATGTGGATCTCCGGCCGCCGGCTGACGTCATCGGAGACTTCACCACCGATTTCGATTTCAAGGACGTTGACGAAGTGATCATGTCTCACGTCCTAGAACACCTCCCCTGGGGCACCACCAACAACGTGCTTGCACTCGTCCGCTCATGGATGAACTCGGGAGGCAAGATCATCATCGAGGTGCCGGACATGGCGGCGGCGTTCAATCGCGGTGTCTTCGACGAGTGGGCGAAGATCGTCACGTATGGCATCCAGGACGGCGAGGGCGAGTACCACAAGGCGGGGTTCACGCTCGAAAAGCTTGCGAAGAACGTAATGGAGTGCGGCTTCGAACTCGAGCAGGGCAGGACGTTCTTGAGCGAGCACCGGATGCGTCGGGGCATGCCCTGCATCGAGGTCATCGGAATCGCGTTGTGAGTTCAGCGGAGCGAGGTTGCTTGGTGGGGTGCCTACTCTGTGTTCTTTCAACAGCGATCATGGTCGCCGTCTTCTACGTGCTCTACGAACTGATGTATCGGCTCGCCACGTGATTGTCATAGGACCGACGAATGCGATTCGACACCCATTCATGCACGACGCGAGGGAGGAAGGGATGGCAGTAGCAGTAGGTCCGGCGGAGACAGTGGGGCATCCATTCAGAGTCGCCACTGAGGTACCAGTGGAGCGCGACATTGGTGGACACCGCACCTTCGCCTTCGGCACCAAGTGGCTGTACTCCGATCTCGACGTCACCTTCGACGAGAAGATCGACGCGGTGATCGTCTGGGATCCGGGCTGGCTGCGCACTGGCACCGGAGAGGGCGCGAAGCACGAGCTTCAGATCCTCTGGGATCGGGCTCAGGAATGGGATGCGCCGATCGTCGGGCTGTACTCAGACTGGTTCGCTGCTTGGAAGGTTGACAGTGGCATCAGCGGGACGATCGGAAGCGTCATGTTCTGCGACGCGATCATCGTTGACGGTCCTGGCAAGGCAGCGATGACGCACTCGATTGCACCGCTCCGCGTGCATGAACCAACTGATCGCCGCTTCCGTCCCATCGCGATGATGGAGCGCTTCCTCACGTACGGACGCCTTCCCAGAGTAGGCGGCCACCTCGATGTCGAGATGAAAAAAATCCATGAACGCGACATCGACGTTTGCATGGTGAGCACGCTGCATCCACAGCACGTCGTGCTCCGACCGTACTACGTAGACAAGATGGAGAGCATCTGTCGCCTCAACGGGTGGGCATTCGAGTGGACTGACAAGGCGAGCGCCGCCGAGATGGAGGAGCTGTATCTGAACAGCAAGGTCGTCTTCAACTGCTCGCTCGGATCGCAGCCCAACTGTCGTGTGTACGAGGGACTGGCGTGCGGCGCGCTGCTGCTCACGGATGGATGGAACGTAGGAATGGATGGCGTTCCCGGCACCCGTTACATCAACCCGTTTGCGTTGGAGTACCAGCTCAAGGAGCTGTTGGACATGGATGCCCGTAGGCAGGATGGGATGCAAGAAGCCGGACTCGAGTGGGCGCAACGACACTCGCCAGAAAAGACGTGGGCGAATGTCATCGACGCAGCGCTGCACCTTGCAGAGCACACCGGCCCTGCTCGCGAGGCGCGTGCGAAGTTCGCTCGGGAGTACGCCAATGCCAACTGAGGACTGGGTGCTCAAGGTACTCGGACGTCCAGAAGCACCGGGCTTCAAGGACATGCCGTACCTCGGCAAAGTCCTGGTGACAGGAGGCGAGGGGAGCATCGGCAAAACGCTTCCGTCATATCTGAAAAAGCCGTCACGAGATGTACTGCTCACAGACATTCGCACGATGGACGTGCGCGACGAGCGAAATGTCATGGCGCAGTTCCTACGTTTCGAGCCGGACCTCGTGATCCATCTGGCTGCGTCCAAGCACGCACCGCTCGGCGAGGAAGATCCGTACGAGGTCTATCGCACCAACGTGGAGGGCACGCGACACGTGCTGGATTGGTCCGATCGTATGGGAGCGAAATGTGTCGTTGCGAGTACCTGCAAGGCGTGTGATCCAGAGACGGCATACGGTGCGAGCAAGCTGGTTACCGAACGCATGGCACTCAACGCCGGGCAGTCGGTTGCTCGCTACTACAACGTCGTCGAGACGAGCGGCAACGTTTTCCAGATCTGGCAGCAGCGTGAGCCTGCAGGACCATTCGATTACACGCCCGGCAAACGGCGCTTCACCTCTCTCTTCGAGGCTATCCAATTGACGCTCTGGGTAGCGGCGTGGGGAGAGAACGCTCGGTACACGCTCACCGAAACTGAATCCCGTGCGATGCGTGACGTACTACGTGACGTCTACCCTGATCAGGATTATGCTGGGTGGTACCGCGAGCTTCCACTCCGTCGCGGTGACCGCATAGAAGAACCGCAATTGGCGGCGTGCGAACAGATGCAAGCGGTGGCAGGATGTGAGTGGATCTCGCGTGTCGTGAATCCCCACGACCCGCCCAAACAGAAGGGAGCCTAGTGAAAAGTCTTACCGGAGCCAGGGATGACCTGGTACGGGCGCTCGGACTGGCGGCACGCTTCACTGCGTCACACAAGAGCAACCCGCAGCTGAACTACCTCCGCCTGGTGCTGGATGACGACGGCGCTCGGGTAGAGGCAACCGATCAGCGTGCGTCCATTCGGACGGCGTTGTACGCCACCGGGACTGAGCACCTCGATGTGCTCGTGCATCCCGACGTTGCGAACGCCGTCAAGGCGATGCACCAGGGCGAGGTCACCATCACGGTGGACGACACCCAGGCAACGGTGAGCGGCAAAGGCAAGAGTAAGTACACGGTCGGAGTGCTCGACAAGGAGCCGGTGCCCGCCTTCCCAGGGGAAGACGAGCTGGACTGGACTGACGTCGTACCGATCGAAGCTGACGAGGCGCTCGCAACTATGGACGTCGCGTCGCAGTACGCCAGTCGGAAGCAAGAGAACCCGTCGATCATCGGGGTGAACCTGCGCGTCGCCGACGGCGAGTTGGTGGTGGAGAGCACGGACGGGGCACGCCTGTTCCACGATCGAGTGGAGCTACCGGGGCAGGGGTTCCCCTTCCAGGAGGAGCAAGTGATGCTGCCGATTCACATGGTGTCCGAGCTGAATCGGGTGTTCCCCGACGGCGAGGTTGCCTTCGCAGCAACGCCCAACCTGTTCTTCGCCAAGGATCCAGCCGGCGAGACACTCTTCGCCGCGCGCCGCATCGGAGGCAAGTTCCCCGACGTGGACAAGATCGTGCCCGAGTACGAGACGACGCTCGCCGTGCCGAGGGAGGAGCTTCTGCAAGCGGTGAATCGGATGCGGACTGTCGTCAAGGGCAAGCCGGTACGTCTCTCCTTCGAGGAGAAGGAGTTGACGCTCTCGGCCAAGACCGGCGAGTCATCTGCGGAGGAGTACATCACCCTCACTAGTGAGGCGAAGCCGACGAAGATGGCATTCAACCTCGACCACCTCGCAGAGGCGTTGTCCCTGTTCGGCGACGCTGAGGTGAAGATGCACATCAAGACCCCACTCCTCCCGATCAAGTTCACCGACACCCATGAGCGGTTCTTCCTGCTCGCACCCGTTCGCTTCTAACGAAAGGAAAACCATGAAGAAGATCATCGGAGGCGTTGTTGCGCTCGCCCTGATCTTCGTCGCCAGCCTGGCGTTGGCGATGTCCGGCTTCGCAGGTACTCCAGCGGGGGATCAGTACGGCACCACCACGACCACCACGCACAGCTACCCACCGCCGTGCGAGTGCCACGGCACGCCCGGCGAGCCAGGTCCTCCCGGCCCGAAGGGTGACACCGGTCCTCCAGGTCCTCCAGGTCCGGGTGGTCCCGGTGGTCCTCCAGGTCCGAAGGGCGACACCGGTCCCCCTGGACCGCAGGGTGAGCCTGGTACGCCTGGTCACAACAGCACGAAGATCGTCAAGATGAAGCCGACGATCATCTACCGCACCAAGGTCATCCGCAAGGTGGTCATCAAGAAGATCTACATCTACGGCTGCCCGAGGGGTTACCACACCGGTCCGAATGGCAAGGGGTGCTATCCCGAGGCCAGCGGGTAGGTGCGGATCGGGTTCATCAGCGGCGACCTCGTAGAGGTCTCGAATGAGCGGAAGGGAGTCTCTGTACCGGATTACCCGGTGCAGGGCTTCCTTCTGGAGAAGCTCGTCGAGCGAGGTCATGATGTATTCCTGCTGACGCGGTGCCCGGGTCCTGACTCGGGCACCGTGCCCTACTCCTACTACCCCGGTGCGAATCCGATGGAGCACGAACTCGATGTGCTGCTCAGTGATCGCCTCGGCCCGTACGGATCAGAGTGGGATGAGCACACGCTGCACCAGCTGGAGGAGTACAGCGGTCCGATCGTGTACCACCAGTACGTTCCGTACTCAGGGTGGGCTCCGCAGTTCAACGAGATGCCATGGTTGCTCGGGCAGCAACGGCAGTGGACGATCGTCAATCGGTCACCCAATCCGAAGAAGGCGTACCACGTTATGGCGGGCTTCAAGGAGCGGATCAAAGACAGCGTTGACGCTGTGCTGTGGCGTCAATGGGAGCCGTTCCTCATGCTGGAGTATCCGTGGCGCAACGAGTACGTGGAGTGGAAAGACGTCGATCCTCGCTACTACCAGCAAGGCTACTACGGCAGGATTCCGAAGCGCGAGCGCCGAGCGTCATCCGTCGTTCGCTGGCTGTCGGCTGGCGATTGGAAGCGCGTGGTGTATGGACCGGAGACGAGCACCGCGTGGGTAGCGCAGGAGACTGGCGCCGACAACGGCGGCCGGATCCTGCACAAGGATCTGCCAGAGATGCTCACCAAGTTCAACGTCATTGTTCAGAGCCCGATTGATCGCCTCCAGAACAAGGGACCGCTCTCCTACTGGCCGCACCGCATTGTCGAGTGCGCCTTGGCGGGTGTCGTCCAGCTATTCGATCCGGGTATCGGCATCACCGAATTCAAGCCTTGGGAAGTGCGCACCCAGGAGAGCTTGCGCATGATGATGCGTGAACTAGAGGACCTGGCGTTGCTGCAGCACATCGTGCGGCAACAGCAAGAGATCGTTCTGCCACGTGCAAACCCCACTCACGTCATGGAGAATCTAGAAAAGATCCTGGAGGAGGCAGCATGCAGACGGTGAGTCCTTACATCTCGGTCAGGCTCCACGATCAGGATGGCGACCTCGTGCACATCGAACTCGACAAGCACTGGTTGGAGGATGAGTCAGAGTCTGTCGCCAGCGTCTACGTGAAGCGATTCAAGACCGACGGAGGCACGCAGCTTGGTCGGATAGATCGCAAGGAGCACGTGTACCACCTGCGCCACCATGGACTACAAGACTTCGTGCGTTGGAGTGATCGCACCGTGACGATGGGGGTCGAGGAGCTGATCCTCGCTCGACAAGAGGGCTGCACCGAAGTTCAGTACCTCGACGAGCGCAACAGCACGCGCTACACAATTACGTTGGACATGATCCGCGACAACGGGTACGCCGTGATGCGCGAGAAGATCGGCTGGCGCTGGGCGGTGCCCCTTATCTACTGGACCAAGAGGAGGACAGGATGACGGTAGTTCCAGATACCGTCGATCAGCTTCTAGGATTGGTCGACGCAGATCGCGGTGCCGACGCCACATTCTGGGCGCTGACGGACGACCAAGAGATCGTGTGCTGCGAGCAATTCAAGATCTGGCACAGCGAGGGACATGTACTCGCGCATGTGTTTTCAGCAGGGCTTGCGACGCAGTGGCGTGTCGCATGCGAAGCGATCAACCTCGACTACACCGCGCCGTGGGATGACGGCATTCCGGTACCCGCCAAGCCAGGTGACGGGATCAGGTTCCACTTCATGCTCAATTGGCAGATGTTGGTTCCATGACGCACGAGATGGATCCCATGAGCCCGCTGTTGCGCGAAGCGAATCAATGGGCTGAAAACGAGGCACAGGATTTCTGGCGAGCACTAGGCAAGCTTGCCCAATCCCTTGATCAGAACGACACCATAGAGATCACTCCAAAGCACGCACGTCTGCTGCTCTACGCTGCCGGCTCATGAGAATAGCTTGGTACGACCACGGGTTCTACCATCAGAGTGCGGCGGTCCCTGATCTGCCGAATCCAGAAGACACCTGGGGCGTCTTCGGCGATAAGGCCCACCTCCACTCCAGAGTCAACGTCGTGGGCATGGAGATGTGGCGCATCCCGCTCATGCATCGACTTCTCGACGAGGGTAACGAGCTTCTCTGGCTCACCAGGAGAAAGGTTGACCCATCGCCTGAGCTTGACGAGGATCTCGCACGCCTCGTCGCCGTCTACCCGGAGTACGAGCGCTTCGTCAGGGAGGAAGATCCGTGTCTCAACCCTGAGAAGTTCTTAGTGTGGCCGGTGCGCACGTACCTCAACCAGCACTACTTCGATGACCAGGAGCTGTTCCTGCACACGACGAATCCTTCGACGGAGATGCTGCGCTACTGGGTTCGTGAACAGGTGCTCGGTGAGGTCCCGGAAGCTGACGTGTTCTGCTGCGCGGTGATGCGTGCCGACGAGGCTACCGCCTTCGAGGTCTCGTACTTCACGGGCGTGTACCTGGAGCGCGGAACTCCCATCATTCTCTGGGATCAAGATCACCAGCTGTCGGGCAGCGTTGCCATGTTCAAGCGCCTCGGGCACGACTGGCCTAACCCACTCGTCACTGTTATCGGTCCGTACGAGGAGCCGACGAGCTACGCCAAGCCGATCACGATCGACTACCCGTACGTGGATGCCTTCGAGAGGGAGCCGCTACCTGTAGAGGAGCGTATCGGAGGCGTGTACGTCGGGAACGACTACGGCAGGCGCGCCGCCATGGAGCGTCTCCTGCTGTCGCTGCCGCCAGCCGTGCCAGTGACGGTGTGGGGTAGATATGAGGCGAAAGATGGGCCGGAGTGGTGTGCGCGCTTCCCCGATGTGAACTGGGCGGGTCGCATTCCCAGCAATCAGGTTCCCAACGCAGTGGCAAAGGGGCACTTCACCGTGAACATGGTGAAGCACGACTATCAGGACATCGGATTGCTGACGCTGCGCACCTTCGACGCCAACGTGTACGGGACTCTGCAGATAGCGGACGCAAATATCAAACGCGTGAATCAGTACGTGCCCTGGGAGTACCTCGTAGAGACATCCGCAGGGGCGCTGCGCATCGCCAAGCAGATCATGTCTTACTCCGACGATCAGTACCGCGAGGAGCTAGAGAAGCAGCGCGAACTGACTCGTCGCAACAACATGGACGCGTTCATGGAACGCTTCCAAAAAATCCTGGACGGGGCTATGAGCGGTAGGAAACCGAAGGATTGCCTGCCCCTGTCGGAAGTAGAACCGCCCATGCAGCTCCGTCCAGGAGCCATCCGAAAGAAGGATGACGAGCGCGTGCCATTGGGCGAGTACGCAGGCGTCGGCTGGTCTCCTGAATGGAAAGCTCGCAAAGAGCGGGCGATGGCCGAAGCGGGGATTGAAGACACCGACAGCGCCGCGTAAGATGCTTTAGTGAGCTTCGGAGCCGGATACTAGGACGTGAAGGTCCTCGTATTCGGTGCCGGTGGTCCGGCAGGAATCAACGTGTGCCGATCACTGGCAGAGGCTGGGCATGAGGTAATAGGAGCAGACTCAGATCCACGGCATCTACCGTGGGCGAAGGTGTACTGCAAGGAGGTTCGCCTCCTCGACAAGTTCTCTGCGAGCGACGTGAATGACGTCGGTGCCGAGGCGCTGCACTCTCAGGTCGAGAAGACGGTGCTGTGGATCGCAGACAACAAGGCGAAGCTCGACGCTGCAACGCTGTGCCCTGATCGCAGAGTCATCTCACTCACGCAGGACAAGTGGGAGGCATCGCTCGAGTTCCGGCGAGCTGGACTCCGCGACGACAAAGTGATGCTGGTGCAGGATGCACTCGGCGTCACCGAGGCGATGGATGAGTTTCAATTCCCCTTCTGGCTCCGTGCTCGTCACGGTGCTGGTGCGAGGGGCGCTGCTCTCTGTGAGAACGAGGCGCAGGCGCGCTACTGGTTCTTGTACTGGCAAGCGCGGAGCGCGCTCATGGACTTCATCGCGGAGGCATACCTACCTGGACGTGACCTGGCGTGGACGTCTCTGTGGCATGAGGGAGCGCTGCTCGCCTCATTCGGAAGAGAGCGACTGGAGTACATCTACCCGCACCTGGCACCGTCGGGTAGGACCGGCACTCCAACGATCTCCCGGACTATCCACGACGATCTGCTCAACGAGGTGGCGATCAAAACTGTCACGTCGATCGACCCTGAGCCCAATGGTTTCTACTCCGTGGATTTCAGAGAGGACACCGGCGGCACGCCTCGCCCGACAGAGATCAACGCCGGACGCTGCTTCACGACGAGCTACCTGAGCACGGCAGCGGGCGTGAACTTCATGGACATGTGGTGCCGAGCCATTCAGGGAGTGCGGTATGTCGGTGTCGCTCAGACCAACAGCATCCCAGCTGGACTTACCTGGATGCGTCACATCGACTGTCCCGAGCTACTGATCGACGACGATGGCAAGGTGCTGAACGTATGAATACATGGATCGTCGGGGGCGGGCTTGCGGGGGCGGTATGCGCGTATGAGTTTCAGCAACACGGTGGCAACTGTCACGTCTTCGAGAAGGAGAAGCAGTGGGGCGGGCTACTGCGCTCGGCGACACTCAACGAAGTCGTCTATGAGCCGCATGGCACGCACGTAGTACACACCGACGACTTCGAAGTGTGGAAGCTGTTCAACACCTTCGCTCCTTTCAACGATTACGAGCACTCGGTGCTGACGATGGTGCGAGGCGAGCTACTTACCTGGCCTATCCAGATCAAAGAAGTCGAACAAGTTTACGGACTCGAGGTTGCGAAGAAACTGGCAGCGCAGGAGTTCGCCAATGAGAAGCTGCGCTACGCGCCTGATCCAGAGACGATGAACTTCGAGAGCTGGTGCCTGCGCATCATGCCCCAGGAAGTCTACGACGACTTCGTCGCTCCGTACACCGAGAAGCAGTGGGGTCGGCACCCGAGCAAACTGGCAGCGAGCTTCGCTCCAAAGCGAGTACAGGTACGTACAGACGGTGACAAGCGACTCTTCAAGGATGAGTACCAGGGATTTCCAGATGCCACCCGAGTGGGGGGCGACTACGAGAGCATGCTGCAGGGGTTGTTCGGGCGTGCTCGCATCCACACCAAGCGCAAGATGACTCTGGATCGGATCTGCGACGAGCTAGAGCGCCACCCGTCAGCATGGCGTCCAGATCATGTGGTCATAACCGCTCCTCTGGATGACTTCTGCCGCAACGAGCTAGGCAGAATGGATTGGAGGGGGCTCACCTTCTCGCACAAGTTCGTGCCTACCAAGGTGGACGGCTTCGCACAGCACGCCACGGTGGTCAACTACCCGAGCAAGGACTTCCCTTTCATCCGTACCCATGAGACGAAGCACGCTAGTGGGCAGCAGATCGAGGGTACGGTGCTGACGACAGAATTCACGGGGGGACCGGGACGGTACTATCCGGTGCCGCGTGCGGATGGAAGGAACCGCAAGCGCAATGAGCACTACTCCGAGATGGTCACAGAGCGGATCGAGAAGCTGGGACCGAAGGTGATCATCACCGGACGTCTTGCGACGTACAGGTATCAGGACACTGACGAAGTGGCGCGCGATGCCCTCGACGCGGTTCGATCCGCTGTCGGGGTGACGTTGACAGCCGCATAGGAGGAGCGATGACCGAAGAAGTCAAGTGCACGTACTGCAAGAGCACCATTCAGGGCGTGCCGTCATATGGCATCAATACCAAGCTGCCCTACTGTTCCAACTCCCACATCGTGGAGTGCAACCGAGCCTTTGGTAGGCGCGCTGGACTTCTTCGCGTAGAAAACTGGAAAGCAGTGGAAGTCAAAATATGAGCTTCATCATCATCGAAGGAGGGGACGGCACCGGCAAGACGACGCTTGCCGAGGAGCTGGCAGTGCAATTCAACGCGGAGTACGAGCATGTTGGTCCACCACGTACCGACATGACTCCCTTCGCCGAGCACATCGAGTACGCCTTCGTGCTCGCGGAGCAGTACGGCTCTGTCGTATTCGACCGCTTCCACTTAGGGTGCTTCGCATACGGACCGATCTGGCGCCCGGAGAACGACATCGACGGCATCGGCGACTTCCGCCGCGCTGATTGGGAGCTGTTCGAGCACCTGATCCTCGGGCGCTGCCTCCTGATCCTCGCTGATCCAGGCTGGCAAGAAGTAGAGCGCAACCTGTCGGGTAGAGACGGCTCGCAACCTCTGCCGGAGTACGAGAGCGACATAGCCAAGGTGACAGCGGTGTACGACCGCTTCCGCAAGGCGTATGAGTTCTCGATCCTCGACAAGGTGCTGTACGACTACACAGATCCAGAATCAAAGGGTCGAGTCACTGCCAAGATCGAGGAGGTGCTGGGATGGGTTCCTACTTCAGCACCAGTCACCTAGGGCTCGACTACCCCCATTTGCTCGACGATCTGCGACGCTCGCCGATCGTCGGCTCCAGAGGTGGGCGCACGCGAGAGGTGATCGACTTCTCGCTTGTTCTCAGCGATCCTGCCCGCTGTATCGTGAATCGGGACAGCTTCTCGCGCCGCTTCATGGACGCGGAGATCGCTCTATTGCTTGCGGGAACCTACGACGGTGATCTACTGGCCGCCATAACGCCAAAAGCAGCGGAGCTAACGACTCCGCTCACCGCCTACGGCCCTCGCGTGCGCCACCAACTACCTCTTATCGTAGACGAGCTTCGTGCTCATCCCGAGAGCAGGCGCGCCGTCGTGTACGTCGGTCGCCATGATGATCTCGGAGCCGTGGGAGCAGCTACGGCAGGCGAGATGCCCTGCACCATGACGTGGCAGTTCCTGATCCGAGGGGATCGTCTGCACATGATCGTCGGCATGAGATCGTGGGACGCCGTGTGGGGATTGAGCTACGACGTTCCCTGCTTCGCCGCCGTGCAGATGGCTGTCGCCAAAGCAGTGGGTGTCTCTGTCGGAACGTACCGACACCACGCCGGGAGCTTCCACTTGTACGAGCGGCACTGGAACATCGAAGTGCAATCCGGACAGGATTACCTGGAACTGGATTGGCTCGGCGGCACCTGGAAATCCACCGAGGACACAGCACTGACGTTGGTCGAGATCATGCGGGCTGGTGTCATCAAGCAGATGCTGGAGAAGCTGCATGCCGAGGCCTAGCAAAGTAGAAACGATGCTGGACATCGCCGAGGTCGTGTCACGGCGCTCGACGTGCTCGCGTCTGCAGGTTGGTGCAGTGCTCACCGATGCCAGGATGGAACAGCTCTGGGTCGGGTACAACGGTGGAGCGAAGGGCGGCAAGAACACATGTAAGCGTGGCGAGCCGGGTAACTGCGGATGCCTACACGCTGAGGTCAATGCCGTCATCAAATCGCCCGGAGACATCGAGAAGTATGCGTTCCTCACTCACTCACCCTGCGAGGCGTGTGCCACGGCGCTGGTCAATGCTCACGTGATTGCACTGTGGTTCCGCCAGGAGTACCGCGAGCCACTCGGACTGTTAGTGCTCGCTGACGCAGGAGTGCTCACAACGAGCGCGGGAAACGAGGAGTGGGTTATGCCGAGGCCAACAGTGCGATGAGCTTGCTCGACGCGATCCATGAGGCAGAGGGGGTCGAAGGATCGCTCACACCGGGTGAGTTCATCGAGATTTACCAGCAGGAGATGCCAGAGGTGGTCGCCTTTGACACCGAGTCTCCGTCCTGGAAGTGGCACCTCGAATCCAGTCCTCCATTTGCCCTGCAGTTTTCGTGGAGCAAGGATCACACGTACTACATTCCATGCGGCCGGGGCGGCGCGCTCGATCAAGAAGCAGCAGAAGCGCTGCGCATGGTGTTCCTGTCAGCAGAGACGCTGGTGTGCCACAACGCACTGTACGACCTACACGTGGCGAAGCGCCTGTTCGATGCCTTCGACATTCCACTGGTGGTGCGGCGAGTAGAGGACACCATGCTGATGGACGCCGTGCTCGACGAGCAGCGACACCATGGACTGAAGGAGCGGTGCAAGGACCTCAACATTCGATTCAGTGACGAGGATCCGGACGCACTCAAGGCACGCATCGCCAACTGGAGAGAGCAGCAGAGCGAGCTGGCTGGCAGAGAGATCGGCTACGACGAGGTGCCGTTGTATCTGATGGTCCCGTACGCGAGGCAGGATGCGTACCTCACACGCGAGCTGTTCCGTCACCTCAGTGTGGAGATGGCTGAGCAGGTAGGCATGCGCCCGAGAGGGCGTGACCTCCACGACATTTATGCGCTGGAACTACGCGTTCTCTGGGTGATCTTCGGCTTGGAGGAGCGAGGCATGCGTGTCGATCTCGACTACGTGTGGGATCAGATCACCGCGCTCACTCCGCAGCTGGAACACATCAGAGACTCACTCGCTACGGGACTGGGCTGGGAGGTCAACCCAGGCAGCACTGATGACGTGGCGAAGGCGCTCACTCAGCTTGGCAAAGAGGACGCACTGTGGAAGAACCCAAAGACGGGGAAGATCAACCTGCCCGAGTGGCGTATGCAGGAACTGATCCATGACAAAGAAGCCGGCGAGCTGGTGCACATGGTCCTGGAGTACCGCACCGCCCAGAAGATGCTCTCCTCCTACTACGAGACGATCCGTGACGAGCACAAGCTGGACGACAAGGGGCAAGCAATCGTCCGCTGCAACGTCAAGCAGATCGGAGCGCGCACTGGTCGCATGAGCATCACCGAGCCGGCGCTGCAGACGATCCCGAGAGAGAAAGGTGAGGTACGAGGAGCCTTCATCGCACGTGAGGGGCACGTACTCATCTTCGCCGACTACTCACAGCAAGAGCTTCGTGTCCTCGCTCACTACATGTCCACGCTCAAGCACCACGAGATGACCGAGATCTTTGAGGACGGTAAGATCGACTTGCATCAGGAGACTGCCTCGGCGATGTTCGAGGTGCCTTATGCCGACGTGGATAAGCCGATGCGATCGTCGGGCAAGGAGACCAACTTCGCAATCGTGTACGGCGCTGGCATCAAGAGGATCGCCAGCCTGCACGGAGTGGATGACGACACGGCGAAGGCGCGTCTCTTCCGCCTGTACGACCGCTTCCCTGGACTCACCAAGCTCAAGCGCACGTGCGAGGAGAAGATGCGCGAACGCGGCTTCGTGGTCACCTCCTACGGCAGACGTCACCGTGAGAAGGAAGGCAAGTACGCCTACAAGGCGGTCAACTCCCTGGTGCAGGGAACGTCAGCTGACATGACCAAGATGGCAATGGTCAGGATCGACGATGCCTTCCGCGAAGCAGACATGGATTCAATGATCGTGCTGCCAGTCCATGACGAGATCATTGTCGAGGCTCCCGATCACGAAGCACTCAAAGCCGCGGACATCATGCGAGAGGCGATGCTCAACATGCCCGAGATCAAAGTTCCGATGGAAGTAGAGATCCGTGCAGCACGACGATGGAGCGAAAAGACGTGAGCGTTTTCGATCGCCCAGGCTTGTACCTGCGCAATCCATATGGCGGCGTCGAGGACGTGAAAAGCATGCACGACGCAGGCTTCGAGACGATCGCGATCAACGTACGTGACTACCAGCTCCATGAATGGAACATGGTGCGAGCGCGAGCTTTCGAGGCTGGAGTAGCGGTGATTCCCTGGGCACGCTGCTTGACGAACGCCGAGGTCACCGAGTTGGTGAAGCTGGCACAGAGCCTCGGCAACGCAGTGCTGGTGAATTCAGAGACCGAGCTACAAAACAACGGACCGGTGAGCGCCGCACACATCGCTTCTGTATGCAAGGGAATGGACGCAGCGGTGAGCACTCTCTGTTGGACAGCTGGCATGGACCTGGTCGCACTCAAAGGCATGCCGATCCATCTGCAGCTGTTCCCCCAGGAGACTGACGCTTCAACACGCCCGAGGGATTGCCGGGCAAGAGCGTGCGTGAACGGAGGCAAGCACGTGACCTTCATGCACGGCATCCATGACATCGCACCGTTGGTCTTGCCGCCGCTGCAAGGTGCGTACTGGGTCTACACCGGAGACGATGCAGCACAGAACTTCAAGCTATGGGGACCGCGTACGTGGGATAGCCTCAACGTGCCTTTCAGAGGCGCGCTCTATCCATTCGGTCACCCGAAGTATGTGCCGCGCAAGAGTCCGTGGCGAGTGCGCGCACTCAAGGTGGCGATCCATCGCGCTGGCTTCGAGAACTTCCCACAAGACGTCCCCGACCCGGGTTTCGGTCCGCGCCTTGCTGAAGCGCTGCGCTGCCTGCAACGTGTCAACGGGCTGCGACCCACCGGGTACTACGGTTCAGGCACGCACGCGGTGCTTCAGACACTGCAAGCGGTAGATCCGGGAGACAAGTACGGGTACGCGCTCACTCCGCAAGCACAAGCGTGGCTGGGGGCACCATGAGAGTACGTTCAGGCCCGATGACCCCAGAGGAGCGCCAAAGAGTGCGCCGAGGGGGAGTGTCAGAGGATGGGGAATTCGATGACACTACTCCAGCGCCCCGTACAGGACGCCCGTCAGCCCCTATCAAAGGGCACTGGTTGAGCGTTGATCCGGGTGAAGTACACGTCGGGATCGGATCGTGGGACGGAGAGGACCTGGTTGAGGCATTCGAGACGTCACCCGAGGCGTTGCGCATCGCACTCCGCGCTATCCGACCCGAGCTTGTCGTGATCGAGGCGTTCTCTCTGCGCTCTCCGCGCTGGTCGAATGCGCAGGCAACTCAGGCAGTGAACACGGTGAAGCTGATCGGAGCAGTCGAAGCAATCCTGGAGGAGTGGGGAGGCAAGGTCGTTGAGCAACAGCCGTCGGTTAGGCACGTTGCGCAGGCGTCACCCTTCTGGAAAGACCTTCCAGAGATCGCAGCGAACTCTCACGCTCGCTCCGCTGTCGCGCACGGCTTGTACTACATCAAGTTCGCGAAGCGATGAAGCGAGTCTGGACTAGGAAGTGGCCGGCAGGATGTCGTCGGTGTCACACCAAGACTCGAGCCCACATGGGGCAGGGATACTGTTCTCGCTGTTACAACCACGAGAAACGAATGGGAACGCTGGTACATGTACGTCGCTCGGCAAAAATCCGGTCGCGAAACGGCGAACAACAACATTTCTGTTTTGACTGTGAAAGTTGGAAAAATAAGTCGGAGTTCACCCGGGCAAAACGCCCACACAGAACTCGATGCTGGGACTGCATCCTTCGGATCAGACGCGAGGCGTACCAAACGAAGCGTGCGATGGAGAATGCGTATCGCCGTGACAAGAACGCGATCCAGACGCAGAAGGATCGCGAGGCTGATCGCAAGGCGAAGGCGAAGGGCGACAGCTGGTACTCCAAGGGGCTGATCGAGGTTGATGTAGTGCAGCGCTGGCTTGACTCGATCTATTCGCTCTCCGAAGAGATCAGTTGGGCAGAGGTCGCACAACTCACGGGAGTTCACGAGCGCGGGCTGTACCGCGTGCGCACGGGCAACGACGGCAGCAAGGTGTCGGTCGATGTAGCGGAGCGCATTGCCCGAGCAGCAGACACGATGGAAGAGTTCCGTGAGCTGACACGTCCCGGCATCCCAGGCTGGTCCAAGCATTCCGACTACTGCATGCGCTGCGGAAGATACGACCTACCTCACCGAGCACAGGGCATGTGCCGTCGCTGTTATCAGATGGCTTGGTGGTACAAGGTCCGTGGCAGAGTCGTCCCTCCGGCACCAGCAGAGCGATGGGCGAAGTCACACGTGGCGTGTGTCGAGTGCGGCACCACGAAGGCTAAGCATCAGGCGCATGGGTTCTGCGCCAACTGTTATCGA